ACAGTCTTCACAATAGGACATTCTGCAAATTCTACACTTGTAGGTGCTACCTAGCTGTATCTCTCTCGAACATTCTTTACACTTATTCATCTTTTTTCTTAAATAGTTTATAGATATGCTTAGGGAGCTTCATGTCTTTTATCTTTTGCTCGCCCTTCTCTGTTAGTACGTAATAAAAGTTTCCGTCTTCTCCAATTAGCTGGTCTAATACTCCGCTTTTCATTAGCTTTATTATACTCTGCTCTTCTTCTTCTTCTAACCGAAGTTTTCTTTTTTTGAACAATTCAAGCATGGGCGGTTCTTCGTCCAGCCGGAACTCAAAAACATCAAACGCTCGTTCCTCTTGGTGTAGAATCGTTTTAGTAGCGTGAACCTCTAACTCTGCCGCATATTTCAGGGCTTTTTTTAAAGAGGAGTACATACCCACGGGTTCTACACCCATAGAATCTCTTACAATGTCATAAGTGACCATCACTACTGCAAAGATCCATTTTTCGTCATCTGAAAAGTTAAAGTCTTTTGACATCTTAGATCTCGTATAACCCCTTTAATAAGTCTATTGTCTCTAATCTATCGTTAGCGTCAACTAGACTGTTTAAGGCTTCATCTAGATTGGACGTAAAGTCTCCAGTAGAGTGATCTCCGATGCCCACAGGTCTTTCTAACAATAGCTCGAAGGCGAGCAGTGCCGCTTCTTTGTCAGACTCTGCTTTTTTCTGAAGGTAATTAATTGATCTCTTCTTATTCATATTCATTCTCCTATTTTTAGTTCTAGTTTGATTTTATCTCTCATAAGGCCATATTCTGGCCAACTCGTCGGTTACACCCTGAATCTCCACAATCCAGCGTCCGTATTTACCCGTCTTGTTTGTTTTGATTATTATCTTTCCCTCATAAGGAAAACTACCTGTCGCTTTATCGAGTAACTCTCTACACTTCTTGCTTGCTAACCTAAAATCTGAGTGTCCTCGTTCTGGTGTGTCAACACCCGCAAGCCTACCACGTATCTTCATTTGGACACTAAAGCCTAAGTCTACAATAAAGTCAACGGTGTCACCATCAACCACTCTATCCACTGTTGCTTTGTATTCGTACATTAAACATCCCTTACATTTTCTAGTAACGTGCTGGAGGACTCGGTCTTACCGCCACCAATATTATACAAAGTGAGTATACCTTGTTCATAACAGTATTTCTCTTCTGGCGTATTCCCCATAACCCTATCGCCTCCATTCATAAATGTAACAGAGTCTACAAATGGATCGCAGTCGTTCCATTCATATATTGACTGTATAGTCTTAACAACTGTTCCGTCTTCGTCTTCGGCAATCCTCACACGATCTACATCTCGTAGAGCCTCAACGATGCGGAGTCTGTCTTTCTGATTCATAAAAGGGGTACTGCCCTTAAGCGTTACCTGAAAATCACTATTTACGATGGCATATAGTAAATTGCAGTGTTTCTTTGCCGCTTCTATATAATCAAGATGTCCTGTATGTAATGGATTGAAATACCCAGATATGATTCCTATTCTCATTCTATCCTCCCATAATCATCTTCAATTCTAATGATGTCGTCTTCCTGACAAACTCCGGTTTGCAGTTCTAAAATAATCAACGGCTCTTCCGACTCGTTAGTCACTCTATGAACTTCGTACTCATTAATGTCTACTTGACATCCCTCAAAGACTTCCCAGACCTTGTTGCCGACCTGCATCATACCACAGCCAGAAAGTATGTGCCAAACCTCTCTTCTGTATCTGTGGCATTGCAGGCTTAATCTCTGCTGCGGGTTTACGACAATTCTCTTTGCCTTATAACCCTCTTCGTCAAGCAAAACTCTAAATGATCCCCAAGGTCGATTTTCACTGGACTTGTCTCCAGAGTGACACTGTGTTGATAAGGCATCATAGAAACTTGGGGCTATGACTCGATCCTCCTTGTCTACTTCGTGCTGATGGAACGTTGTACTGCCACACTTTCTGCACTGAAAAGGAACTTTGCCCTCTACTATAGTCCCACAGCAACTAAGTTGCATTTGTCGCATGTTTCCATTCCTCCTGTGTAAACCATTTGTCAAAATCTCTTTGTTGTAAGACTACCCCTTGTTTGCCACCCATATAGTGTATCGGCTTAATAAGGTTATTATCTTTAGCGTTTTTATAGAGCTTCTCTACGTTGGTAGACCACATTATGCCCCATTTGATTTGACCCTCTTTTGATTCTATCTTTTTGATGTGTTCTGCTAGATCGTAATCTTCTTTGGGTAGTCTAAGGTTTGTTCCACAGTTGACAGAGTTGTAAATGAACAGTATGCTCGCACCCTCTTTGATATAGGCTTTTAGGTCGCCTTCTTTTAGAGTAAACTTGCCAGACGTAGGAACCCACTTAACCTCAAGGGGGTGATCCTCAAACGAAACGGTGTCTGGATAAATGAGGGGAGAGCTAAATGATCCGGTAACTTTATAATCAGCACCTGCCGTGTTTCCTTTGGCTATAAACTCTCCGTCGTTTCCACATCCGTTGTCCCCCCAAGATGACACTTTGATAGAGTTCGTATTTTTAACAACGTCTAACCATTTGTTAAAAAAGTATTTCTCTAACATGGTGCTGAACTTAATCTGTTTTTTGAAAGCACTTACGCTTCTATTATCAAATCTACTTGACATTGAGCCATCCTTTAATTGTTTGCCAGATTGTATTTTCTCTTCTTTGGGGTCTAGCCCCTTTTTCGTACCTACGTTTCATACTATCTATTATAGCATCTTTTTCTAGTTTGTCAAGGGAGTCCGTGTGTTTTTTTAGAAAAAATCTCTGTGATCTTTGAAAACCACTGTCGGACAGTCCTGAGTCACCTCTTGTATTTGATTTAATTGTACTAGTCCTCCTCTTGCCACAGCTTGAAATGAATGTCATCTTCTTCGTCGAGGAAGGACAAATTAAATTCCTGTTCAAACCTATCAAATAAATGCTGAGGGAAAGTTATATGTATTCCGTTGTCATCGACGATGTAGGTCGCCTTCTTTACCATGCTTTGATAAGCAGATTTTAGGTCGTAAAACATTCTCTTTTCTCCATATAAATAGGTGTGTTCCGTCCAACCCAAGTGTGCAGCGTGTTGAACTCAAGGTATTCCATTGCTTCTTGCCAAGTTGTAGAGTCGTCCATTAAGGTTTCTACCATCTTTTCAATACAGTATATCACCCTTATAGTCCCGAAGTCGTCCGTAACTCCAATTATGCAGTCGTCAAATTCATCTGCAAAAAGTAGTGATTCATCGTAGTGTTCTTGTATCTGCTCTCTAATGCACATATTTCTTATCCGTAATAGCTATTAATAACAAACCTAGTATCTTTCCAACCTTTGACTTGGTGGTATATATCAGACTTCATTGCTATTGAATAGTCATTTCCGCCCTTGCTACACATATCGCCAAAAAATATTGTCTTCCCCGTCATGTCCTTTAGTATTTGGCTCTTATCTTTTCCCTTTGGAAATATATCTATACTAACTTTCCCACCGACGACAAATTCTAGTTTTGGGTATCTCAGTGAAAGAAGTTCCGTAATCCTTTTTCTTTCCCCGCTGATTTTATCCCATTCATAATACTTTTCACGCTGGCTTGTGGTCGCATCTTTGCCTAATGTAGAGAAGTTTACCATTCCAATACGCTCCTCCAAATTAACACCTGTCACTTTTTTAGCACATATACTTTCATCTGCTATAACTAATAAGTCTAGATGTAGGTGTGAACCCATTTTCCACTTTGACTCCTTAGTTAAATGATTTCTAATAAAAAGTTGATTTCCACAGTTTTGGTAAACTCCATTCACACATCTATATATGTCAAGTCCTACTTGTTCAACGGTCTTGAGCTTATCCGAACCTGTTACTAAAAAAACCGCATCGCCCTGTCCTCTTATCTTGGTGATCCAATTCCCAAAGAACTTTTTAAAGTCTTTGTCTATTACAGTTCTGGCGGATGTGAGTGTTCCATCAACATCAAATAGATAATTAATCATCTCTTTGTTTTTATATCCAAACCTTTACGATGACGGTTCCTAGGAAAAGTCCAACCAAAACCCCTAACCCAAACACCACCTTTATTAAGTGTTTATATACAACTATTGTCTCTGGTGTTTTATTCATCTTTAGACCTTATAAATCCGATCTTTGTAACAGAATCTTTCTCTCCAATACTGAGGAAGTCGCTGGCTGTGAACCAATCTTTTGCTCTACTTTCTCCAGACCACCACGCACATTCATACTGTACTGAATTGTTTTCATGGATAGCTATTGTAATGATTTTTGCATTGACACCCTCTGTTAGTTCCACCTCTGTTCCTACACTATATATTTCAATAGAATCATTTTCAACTGACATTATTATTTCCTTTTCACATGAACTTAAAAAATAAATAACCTGCGGTAATTAAAGCAGTCCATTGCTCTAACCAACCGAGTCATCAGTACTTTTACTTCGTTACTCTGAGCGAGTCACCAACAATCCATGCAGCGGCCATTAGGGTGACACTGGTCACTGTCTGAGGATTAACCGTTCCTTCACCGAGTAGTGAGTCAGCAAAAACCACTACGAGGCCAGCAACTGCTACCCAAAATCTTCTAGATTTAGCCATGTCTTTAAGTTTATTAACCATCTGTAATTCTCCTTCTTGATATTAAAATTAAGTTACTTCTAATTTGTATGTTATATTTTTAAAACACTCCTGCGATCCCTCCCTTGAATATAATAAGGTATGCGGCGATTGCCGCTACTATCATAAAAACGAGCCATTTTCTCTTAACGCCTACCGCAAGAGCCTTAGCTGTGACAGCTTTGATCTTTTCGATTCGGAAGTCTCGCTTTTCTTTGGCTTTATCGGCTTTTTCTTGTCTTTTTACTTCTCGGCTTTCTGCTCGCTGCTCTCTTTTTGTTTTTTCTTCTGAGGTTTCGTCAACAGGAGCTACTTCATCTTGCTCGCCATTCCAAAAATCCGACACCCATTTTAACATTCCCATCTTAAACTCCTATCTCTAATATAATAATTATTGTTTCCAGCCGTTCGTTAGTAGCCTTACGGAATTTCCTCCAAGAATCTTTGTAATCTCATCGTCGCTATATCTTCTCAACGAGGCTAAATATCTTGTTAGTCTTGGTAGTTCCGATATGTCAACCATTTCGTCTGGAGGGTCTGTAAATCCATCATAGTCTGTTCCTATACCGATCACATCGACTCCTGCGACATCTCTCATGTGACTTATGGTTTGTTCTATGTATCTCATACCCAAAGGGGTATCTGTAGGGCTTAACCAGTAGTTCATGAATATAATTCCGGCAACACCTCCGTTGTCAGCTATCCATTTAAGCTCCCAGTCCTCTAGGTTGTATGGGTCACGGTTTATTTCAAAACATCCAGTGTGACTGGAGAGTACACGGTTTTTTCTTTCTCCAACTATCTCGTAAATCTCAGACCTAGCTTTTGGTGTGCAGTGAGCTATATCAATTAGTATGCCTAGCTCGCACATTCTCTCCACTACAGATTTGCCTAGTTTGGATAGTCCAACATTCATGTCCCAGCCAGCCATTAGACTTTTCCAATTGCTTTTTTTGATTCCATAGTTCGGGTAGGGAAATACTGGGTGTGCTATCTTGTTAGGGTAGAAATGTGCAAGTGTTAGATAGGCAACTCCTCTGTCTGCCAAATTCTCTAAGTTTTGCAAAACTTCTTCATCCATAACCTTCATGTCTGACGAGGTTTCGCACTCAAGCCCCTGTAGGCTGTGACCACCCTCAACCGAGTGTATCATGGAGATATGCCCATTTTCAAGAGACACTTCTAACTCGGCTGGGTTTTTGACAAACTCTATCGTCTTAACGTCTTGATCTAGGTTTTTTTTATTGTAGAGGTCTACTTCTTTTTCCATAGCATCCATCATGGAAATTGTTGCGTCGTAGTAAAAGGGGTCAAAGACCCGTTTTTTTGTTGATGGAGATAACGCTAGAGCAAGTCTTATGAGTGACTGATCTTCCAGCCACTCTCGTTCTGGGATATAGCAAGTAGAGAGCATAATGTCAACGCCACCCTTCTCGATAAGCGGAAACGTGCTTCGCTCACTAAAAGGCCAAAACGCTCTTTTAAAAAGAGTCGATAAATACTTAGTCTTACCTCCTGTTAAGTCCCTATCTAACAGGAACTTCTTCAGTACAGCGTGGTTATGTAGATCAACTACAACCGAATCATTGTGAATGTTTTGCCAACTCATTAGTGTATACTCCAAAAACTTGGGTTTTCTTCTATAGTATTATAGCACACTGCCACAATATTGTCAAGGGAAAATATGGGTTTTTTTAATTTTCTTCTTACGGGTTATTGATAATGCTTCATTTTTGTCATTCATCGCTAATCCAATCTGGAACCTGTCTGTTTTTCCAGCTATGTAAATGTGACTTAGCTTTGTTGTAGTAATCACGATAAGCAATTACTGGGTCGTTTGCCTTGTATTCTTCTGGCATACATTGTGCTACGTCTGTAAACTTACCACTCGGTATGTCAGGATTGTTTGATCCACACCAGTCAATGACTGGAGTGCTGGCGTGCTTCTTGCCATACCTGTGTGTATACTCGTCCAGCAGGGCGTAGGCGTGGTCACGTAGCCAGCTATAGTTACCCACGCAAGCACGAACCCATACCGAGCAAGGATGATTGACATGAGTACTCTTGTAGAACTTCTCTGGTCGCTCTGCGTCGCTAGGGCATACATGATGTGCAGTACATAGTAACTGTGCTGATTCAAGTATCATCTTTACTACATGCTTATCGCACATATACTCTGCTGCCGTTGTGGGCGATTCGTGTAAATAGAATATATTCATAATTAACCTCTATGTTGTAAATTGCTAAACTCTAATACCAACTCGAATAAACTACCGTGTACCCAAAGAATAAAGCCTCTCGTGCATCTTTACAAAACTCTAAGTCTTGCTCTTTGTAATACTCACTAGAGTCATCCCCAAAAAAGAATCCACCAGTCTCAGGTAAACCCGCACTATTAATAGCTTCCTCAAGCTCATCAATGTCTTCTAAGGTTAATTCAAGCTCGACACAGTTGAACTCACCTTCGCCATCCCACCTTTCTTCCATGAATCCCTGAAGATTAGGATGTTTACGCCAGTCACATAGGTCGTATGAGTCAGCCCATTCGTTGCTGTACTCTACATGTTCCTCTGTTGTTCCGTCATCTAGAGTTACCGTATACGGTTCTTCTAGCTTGGTTGGTTCGCCTTTTCGTGCTGACGCATATTGATCTAATCCCATTTCATTTCTCCTTATTAATGTTACCTTGTTACCCCCTAAGTATACCATATGTATCGTCAGTGTCAAGGGGGGTACTCTAATAAATTATGTAATTACGTACCGACACCACATTATACCTGTAAAGAACTGTTAAGTCCTCAACGGGCATAGGTAGTGCTGGTAAGCAGTATGGTCTTTATCGCTTGTCTATTCTCAATGCTAATTTTGCAACTGTGCTTCTTTACAGGACTTGGTTGACAGTGGTAGGTCATAGCCAAGATTTTACTTTTTGCCATACCTCGGAGTGGTCGTACACTCGCCGGTAACTTACTAACTCACAAAGGGTAAGGAACGCTAGACTTCACCCAATTACGTCTTTATACAAATTCTTGTGAGCCGATGATAATTTACTACCATTACCATCTTCAATAATTTTCCTCAAGTAGCCCGACGAGGAATCGAACCTCGAACTGCGGTTTAGAAGACCGCTGTTATATCCGTTTAACTATCAGGCCATAAGTTTTAGTAGACTGAGAGAGACTCGAACTCCCGACAAAGGGATTATGAGTCCCCTGCTCTAACCAACTGAGCTACCAGTCCAGCAATATTAAATACATCCTCTGCTACAGAACAAACCTGCGGCTAGAGATAGCAAGAAATACAATGATGCCTTGCCGTAAAACTTTAAGTCGTATTTTTCTATTTTACCCATCAAACATCTCCCCTCCCCTATAATTGTTATTAAGCGACCCTGACCGGACTCGAACCGGCAACCTTCGGATCGACAGTCCGATGCTCTAACCAATTGAGCTACAAGGCCAAAGTGCCAGTTTTGGTGACAAGGTACTGGCAGACCCCGTGACTATTAAATAGTCATTTGATCGCAATTAAGCGACCAGTGCGAAATTCTCTTCAGCACTTAAAAATTGATTAGATTTTTTAGCTGGCCTTTCTAATCACCCAGCACATGCAGTCATTACCTACGCAATCAGTCGATACCATTTCGCCCCCATAGTTCGGTAGTGGAGGCGGGGAGAATCGAACTCCCGTCCTGAATTGTTTTAATAATAACGTCTACATGTTTAGCCCACTTTGGGACTTTTTTGCTTGGTCTGTAGGTGTCAGCTTGACTCTCATTGTTTGGGTAATACGTCATAAACAATAAGATACTATTTTATTATAGTTCATACATCGTGAATGTCAATACCTAAACCTCAGATTTTTACAAATTAAATCATACCGGCTTTGTAAATCACGATGAACATAGTCAAAGTAGCACCTGTTAAAAATCCTAGAACAAAATCTTTTACTTCTAATCTTACTGGGTCTTTCATAAAACTTTCCTTATAACAAAAACTATACTCGATTAAAAAACCAGAGAGCTTTTAGACTCTCTGGCGGGGCGGAATGAATAATTATATAAATGCCCCTAATGGTTCAGTAACGCCGCAAGTCTTTCTGGTGACGAGTTACTATCATAGAAAGGCAGATAGTACATACCCCCGTTTCTGATCTTCGCATCAGGGATTTCGTAGAACCTACTAGGAACCCAGTAACCACGTTCCCACCTGTAGAATCTAGTCTGGGGAATATACATCTTAGCCTTGAATGGTGCTGAGATAATTTTACCAGCCCCTTTTAAAACATTCTCACCAACATCTATTACGTAATCCCCAACACCCTTAACTAAGTCTGCTGGCGTAATAAATTCAAGTGTAACTACTTCATGTCTAGTTACTACGAGTCGGTCTTGAGAGTAAACCTGACTGGCTAATCCAGTCAAACAAAACACGGCGACCAATAAAACAAAATTCTTCATCACAAAGTCCTCCTAAAAGTTCATCACTACAAAAAAATACTGCTAATTTCTCCAAAGAAAAAGAAAGGGGGCAGAGCGAATCATACCCCCTTAAAGACTAACCAACCACGATTAGAAATCTACTTCTGATTCGTAATTCTCATCTTCATATTCGTCTTCCGTCCACTCGACATACACTTCTTCTTCGAGTTGCTCACGGGCGACACTGACCACAGTGTACTTGCTGACTCGCATCTTAGAATACTGACAGTCGGTCGGAACGCTAACAATGTCAGCAGGGTCGAATTTGACCAAGACAACAACACCATTGCTTCCCGCCCAATTCTCAGCGTACTCGTAAGTACCCACATGCAGACCAGAAGCACAACCATCATTGCAATTGTCGCTGACTCCACGACGATTCATACTACATTCGTCGCCAATATTATTGCGGAACGAGGTTCCGGTATACTTGTCAACGTGATCGCCTTCCGCAAGAGGACGACCGAGCTTGTCTAAGCGATTTTCGCCAGAGTAGAGGCTAACACCCTTGTAACCGATCAACATTCCGTCATCAGTAATTGGTAAGCCCTTGTTACTACACCAAGTGTAGGACTCGTGTACAGCACGATTGCTGACGTTCTGGTAAAGACGGTCTAGGTATGCCAGCATTGGCTTATAGTCCCAGCTATTCTTTATCATGTTAATGATACGCTCTGTGGGCTGGTTGGCGACCTGCTCATTCTCGTAGTAGAGAAATCCATCTCGGAACTCGAAATTCCCCTCAGACCAGTTCTCAATAACCGTACCAGTGTTGATAAGGTTGACGAACTCGTCGGCATCTCCAGTCATGACGCACTCGCATAACCCATTATACTCTGGGTGAGTGTGATCGAATTGATGTGGCTGACCACCGAGTACAACTGTCCAGTGATTGTCGTTTGATTTAATATGACTAAGCATAATTTTTCCTTCGCTATTCTAAAGTGATTGGTTACTTGCTACTCTTCTATTATATACTATACTTCGTCGATGTCAAGGGGTAATCTTTAATAAAAGTTTATTTTTCATTGGTTTTATCTACTAGCGTGCCTTTTTCTCTGTAGTAGTAGGCAAAGAATGAATGAATAATTTTAGTACTAGGGTAAAGACTACCCTTCACATACGCTTTATTCCATATATCTATTCTGTATCTTTCTATACCTCCTACCTCCCATAAAAAGGCAGCACGAATTTTTGATATATCCTCCAGCTTACTTATATTAATCTCTTTCTCTAAAAAGTCCGTAAGTGTTTTATCCGGAATCTCAGGTTTTTGCACCACCTTTGAGGTTACTCTCGGTTTCGGGAGGTTTATCTTTTGTTTATTCATCAGTCTGTTCTCCTTTAACTGTGCCATTGAT